GAATTAGAAGCTGAAAAGGGTTGAAATGCTGGTAGAGAAATAGAAGGTGGATTGCCAATTACATTTGAAACTGTCACATTAACGATAGCTCTAGCTGAAGTTCTACCTGTAGGCACATATCCTAATAAATTTGAAATGGAGGCAAGACTTGATCTTTTAGCTGCAGAATCTAAGAACATCTCATTAATTGCTAAGTTAGTATACAGAGCATTATAGTGAGTGTTATAAGCAAGAACATCCAAAAGGATATTCATACCAGAACCCTCAAAATCATAATCTGTAAACTCGTTTTGCGCTCTTAAAAAGTTCTTTAGGTTGTTCTTAATAGCATCAAAGTCTAGTTCGCTGACCTTAATTCTTCTGTTTTCAACAGCCATTTGTTATCTCGTTCTTTCTAATGTTAACTCTAAAGTTGTAATATTAGGAGAGTTTAGCACCCTAAACTCAAGTAGAATATCAACATTATTGTTGTCTAAATCGTATTTTACTTCTATATTAAGAAGCTGAACACGTGGTTCGTAGTTCGCTACGGTGTCTTGAACAGCACGTTTAATCATTTCCCTGTTCATAGGTCCAGGGAGTTCAAATAATAACTGTCTTATAGGTGCGCCAATTTCACTATGAAATGGTCTTTCATAGTAGGATGTTAGGAGCAGATTCTTTAAAGCTGCCTTTACTGCATTCTCATTGTATCTCCTAGCAATATCTTTGGAGACAGGATGAGCGGTAAAGTTTAAGTCTAAGTCTGCAAAAATTCTTGTGGCTGCCATATCTTTATTTAGTATTATGCAATAAAAGTATTAGAAGAACCTTTGGCTACAGTGTCTCCACAAGCAATTCTATCGCCTATTCTGGCTGCTGGAGCGCCTTCAATTCTAGTTTTACTGGATCCACTAACAACTTTACCCATGGCATGAACCTTTTTACCGCAGTTGTGGATCGGTCCATAACCAGTTCTACCAGTAAGTTGAACTGGTCTTCCATTCACAAATGTTTTAGTAGCATAAGGTCCAATATCTGGTCTAGGTGGGAAACACCCATGCCCAGTAGAACGTCCTCCTGCGATTGCAACTGCTGCCATGGTTTCTCCTTAATTCGCTACGTTTGGGTTAGATTCTGTTACTGTTGTTATTGGAGCAGCAGGAACTGCATATGTTCTATTCCCAACAGTTGCATTTGGTGACGGAACTGTTGGATCATCATAAATTTCATTTGGGCTATTCGCTAAGACATTATAAGCATTACGTTCTATCTGCTCGCCCCTGTTAAGATTATCTCTAATCTGTAATAATCTTCTTCTGTTTGCTTCCCAGTTGTTCAAAACTGTATGCTGTCTATAAAAGGTAAAGTTACCATCTAATGCAAGAAACCCAGAACCTTGAGCCTGTCCAGGTGGAACCTCAACCTTGATAGTAAACCCATTTTCTAACCAAACTCTAAGATCAGGAATATAGTTATATGGAGCGTAGTACTTATCTCCTATTTTATCAATATCAGCATCTTCTAATAACGATTCATCTAGCATCCTAATATCATATCTTCTCTGGTCAAAAACTTTAGTGTAAGTTCCTTTAATTGTCACTTTGGCTTGAGTTGGAATATTGTCAATTGTAAACTGAACATTACCAACATCAACTAAGTCTGATGCTACACTTAACACTGTAGTTTTAACAGATGGCTGATCAACTTCTTCGTCTAATCCAAATGAAGTTGCCATAAATTCAATCTGAATTTGCCAATTTTCATCTAAGATTTCATATACTGGTGGAAACCGAGTAGAGGTTGTAGCAGTTCCACCAAAAAACAATCCAGCACCAGCATACTCTGGGTTGCCCTGAGGATAATTTGTATAAGTTACTATTGCTCTAATTCCCATGATTAACCTTCAGGAATATAAACAAACTTACCAAAATCACTAACACGCCTGTGGTGATTCATCGTAAATGATTGTTTTCTATTACCAGTATACATAGTTGAGATGTGAATCCAAACTGTTTTCTTCCCATCATATTCAAGTATCATCTGATCATACGGAACTAAAGTTGCAAGTTTAAGAGCTGCCTCATAATGTTGTTTTCTGCTATATCCAGAAATAACAAAGTCAACAGCTTGACCTCTAGTGTGTTGAGACTTTTCTAAAGCCCCAACACTAATATCTCCAGGTCTGCGGAATCCGCTGGTAATAATAATTCCTGGGTATGTTTTCCTAACAATTTCAAGGACGTTCTCGCACAATCCTTTAAGGTTACAAGCAATCTCTTGGGCTGGAACACCATTTGTATCAGCAATAGGTCTAGTTCCATTTTTAGTTAGATCTGCTACTGTAAAATTAGGAGAAAGTTTCATAGTAGATGGATATGACTTCATTCCATAAATCGCATTGCAGTTTGCGCCTTTTGGTTGAACTTTATTTTCTGGAACCTTTTCTTCAGCTTCTGGTTTCGCATTAGGATTTTGCTCACTTGGATCGATTGCGCCTTTGGCTATTTGCGAAGCGATAAATGCTTCTCTTTCCTCTGGTGTATTATCTTCAGTTTCATACATAACAGCTGCTCTATCTTGTCTTGAGTTTACTGTTAGTTCTCCAAACTCTGGCATCTCTTGTGGATCTCTTCCAATAGATTCACCAGCAGAAGCACCGCTGGCGCTCGAAGCACCCTGACCAAAGTTACCACGTGAGTAATCTACGTTCATAGTTGAACCAGATTTGATGTTCATACTTGAGCCAGAAGAAATATTCATACCACTACCAGCTTTAATGTTAAAAGCTGAACTTGCTTCTAGATTAATGTTGCTGGCTTTAACATCAAAGTTTTCTGCCACATTTAATTTTGCATTTCCACCAACTGAAATATTGGCATCATTAAAAACTCGGATATTTGTCGCACCTTTGACATCAAGGTTCATCGCATTGTCTACAAGAATATTAGATTCACCATTAACAGTTATGTTAAGGGAGCCGCCAAGATAGACATATCCGTTACGCTCATAGATCTCATATCCATCACCAATAATTCTATTGACTCTAGTTCCGTTGTGGTCAATCTCAGTAAATGTTCCTGTTTTATGATATAAATGAATACGCTCCGCTTTTGGAGTATCATCAAACTCAAGAACATGTCCAGATTCTGTTTCTACTACTTTATTAAATGGGTAGTCAGAGTTATATGGAACTTTAGATTGATCCCATTTCTTACCTCTAGCAGTTTCAATATCCTTTAATCTTTGTGATTCTTTTGTAAATACAACTGTCTTTTCAATAAACTCGTGACGAGCCAAACGATTAGTGTCTGGTTCGTTTATGTATAAAGGATACTTTTTATTTGGATCTCTAAAACCAAATTCAGTCGACGCACCATTATCAGAAGTGCCAGTAGAATTACCCTCACCAACTGGAGCTGTTGGTCCAGGTTGTCCGTTTTTCTTTGCTTCTTCTGCAACAGTTTCATCGTTTGGGGTAACTTCTTTACCTTTACCTGGGATACCATCTTTTAAAAATAAACGAGATTCTTCTTCTCTTCTTTTTGTAAGTCCAGGTAAAACTTTTCCTGCTGCTTTATTATAAAGCATAAATGAGTTAGCAGCTGCTTGATAGTCACCTCTGTTTATATTAGAACAAACTGAAGACTTTCTAAATCTACCAACTCCGACGTTATAAGCAAATGATACACAAGCATCAATCATACTTTGTGTTACCATACCTCTTATTGCTGATGTAACTCCAGGTAAATAATCTTTCTTTGTTTGCTGTAAAAAGATTTCCTCAGCTTGCTTAAATGTAATAATTTGTCCAGGTTCTACGGGTCTACCATTAATTCTAGTTGTCCCATAACCGATAGTCCATGGTGCTGCTCCTGTTGCGGGATCTGGATATGCCTGAACTTTATCACCACCAATTTTCTTAGCGAGTCCTTCACCTGCTTTAATTAACTCTAAGCCAGTAGAAGAAATAGTTGTGTATTGACCTGCTGGTTTTGCGTTACCATGTGTATTGCCGCTGACAACTTGATCTTTTACTTCTGGTTTTGGTTTTGGTGCAGGTGTTTGAACAACACCTTCTCTAGATGCATCGCCATTCTTATCATGCTTAATTGTATTTGTTCCAGTATCTTCGTCATCAGCTGCTGGATCAGAAAGACTTAATGTTCCCTCATCCTCCTCAATCGCACCTTCTTTTTGTGGGATGCCACCAAGAGTTCCAAGGATAATAGGAAATTGAGTATCTTCATCTTGAAACGCAATAACAACCCATGTTCCCTCGACTGGTCCAACTGGAGAGTGACCAATTCCAGAAATAGCAGCAGAGTTTAAATGCTGCATAGGCATTGCCCATGGAAGATCTTCAGTAGGAAGGATTGCTTTTTGTTCAGTATGAATACCAACAACTCGAACTTTACAACGTCCGAGTTTCAAAGGATCCATTCTATTTTCAACTACACCTGTAAATAATTTCATAATTAACCATCCAAATTAATAATCAGTGAATCTTTCATCAGTTCCATATGAGTCTCGTGTCTATCAGTTTTTATAACATGGTTCAATGCTGTTATTAGGTATTTACCACTAAACATTTTGTCAATAGAATTTGGATCTAAGCCACTTGTGTGTGGTTCAAACGTAGGCATTTTTATTTCAACAACTTGACCCGCAGTATAATCGGTTCTTCCAGCAACAGTAATATTAAATTTAAACGCTTCAGCCATCTTCATTAATCCTATTCTGCTCAGAGCATGTTTAGTATTAGAGATATCTCCGTGACCGTTATGAATGCCATAGTGTTTTGGCTCAGATAAAATTAAAGCACTTGTATTTCTAGCAACACCCTGAGTGAATACTGGATACTTATTTAAATGTGGGTGCTTGGGAAATTCGTCAACAGCGTTATAATTCTTAACTGAGTATTTTTTTGTAGTATAATCGTGAGTAATTATCTTAGAAGCAAACATACCATTCTGTGTTCTGTCAATATAATCAAAACCTCTTGGCATTTCAAAGTCAATAATTTTGCTAAAGTCTAAATTTGACTCACGAATAGATCTTCCAGTATTTGGATCAATAATTCTTGTAATGGCCACTAGCTGAAAATTCTGATAGACTGGCATTGTTTGATAGATATGATTTAATGTAGTAAAATTAAACCCATATCTATTTTCAAAGAAAAGATAATTTGATCTTGAGTCGTTAGCTGATATTTTTGTTAGATAGTTAATAGTCTTAATTGGACTCCAGTTACAAGCAACAAATTTTGTTTTGTTTGTTGTTACCTCCATCATTGCCATTTTCTTTTGTGTAACGAAAGCTGTATTCATAATCTTGGTAACTATCTCTGAACCAGTCCCCTCAAATGCCTTACTATATCTGAGATTAAGATCATAAAGAGCCTCTGTACTTACAAAGTGTAACTCATATGCTACTGCTTTGTCACCAACTTGCTCTCTATTTGACATTTTGTAAATATAGAAAGTTTCATTGATAATTTTCTTTTGTTCTGTAAAGGTAGGAGTTCTTATATTAACCCTAACAAACTCTTGTCCGATAAAAGGGAAAAAATTGATAAGGTC